CAGTATAATTAATCGCTGTTGCTCTAACATCTGTTCTTAATCCCTCAGAAATAGTAACTGTCAAATTATGCCTTGCTCCAGAAGCAGAAGAACTTCCGCCAGACGATATCCCATAACTTACACCATTGATATTCAAAGTGTCTGCTGTGGTTATCGTAAATGCTGTATCAGATACCAATGCTATAGATGTTGTTCCTCTTAATATTCCTTTGCCAGAAACAATATTATATCCACCAAATGGCAAAGCTGTTCTATATTCTACATCAACATAATTATTAACAACTAATGTTTGTGTTTGTCTAGTAAATCTAGATTCAGTAGCATATTTTTCTGGAGCTGTAACAATAAACCTTGTATCTCCATTAGAATCAGTTCCGCCACTTGTTAAAGTTAATTCATCTTCTCCAAAATATATTTTATCTATAGATTGAATTTCATGTGAAGCTAACTGAATTACTACATGTAAATCTTTGTTGTTGTTAGTACCTTCCATGAATAAGATACCACCAGATTTTTTAGTTTCACCATAAACAGTATCTCTGGTAATGATTGCTTGCTTAACCATCTCTGTTCTAGCAGATAGTTGTTGTTGATAATTAGCTTTTGGTTTCTTTGCAAATACTTTTGAAAGTACAGCAGATACAGCCATGCTGACTAAGAAAGACTGTATAGGATTCAAAGCACTCATAAAAGTATTAACTTTTAATGCTACTTCCTTTACCGCTTTAAAAATTGAACTTAATGAAAAACCCATTATTTTTCTCCCCCACCCCAATCAATAGACTTGTCTTGCAAATCATCTACAAACTCTAATCCTTTATCATTTGGGAAATAAAACTTTTGGTCTTGGTCTGTGTATCTAAAATCTAATGCTTTCTCTAAAGAAATTAATTTGCTTTCAACACCGTACTGTATGGAAGAAACATCTCCATCTTCTGTAATGCTTACAGTATCAACAGTACCGCTAAATATTTGATAAGGTGTATCTACAATCGCCAAAGCATTACTTGTTGTTGTCAGAACTCCAAAATATACGTTTACAGTTGTACCTTGTTGAGTTTCATTAAATCCAGTAGAAACAATACTGGTATCTAGTCCAGAAACGTTAACTGTAATTCCAGTTGCTTTAATATCTGCGGATTCATTAACTTGGCTTATGCTTACTAAATTTCCTAAACCTTGATAATCATTACCTAGAATCTCAAACTCACCATATCCAGTCCACATTCTTAGTGGAATGGAATACAAAAACTCTACTGCATAAAATGGTCTAGTTTGACTGCTAGATAACTGGGTGGAAAATGTACTCCCAATACTTCTAGCCATAGCGATTAACCTTTAGACTTAGTGGCTTTTTTCTTGGTTACTTTTTTCTTTACTGCTTTTTTCTTTGTTTCTTTTGGCTCGTCTATTTTAACTTCTATGGCTGAATTGTTAGACATAAAGTTATTCGCTAAATCTACTTTCCATTGTTTATCGCAATCAATTATTTCGTTGTTCTGATAAACTCTGGTCGCATTACCAGATTCATTACTAGAGCCTTTCACATCTCTTAACATTTTTATCTTCATATTTCTCTCCATTATTCATTACATAATATTCTTAAAATACTATCTAATCAATATAAGAGTGAGGAGCAGACAATGAGCAATCAAAACCGCTCCCCACAAACTTATCAGATATTAAGCGTCTGTTGAATCTATAGGATTACCCAACACAGCTTGAACACTTATAGGTGTTCCATTTGAGTGAGTTCCTGTAGCGTCAATCTTAACTCTTACATATCTATTACCACCGATATAACCAATTTGGCTAGTCTGTGGTGTTTCACCGTTAGCATCTAATGTTAAAAAGATACCAGAACTATCAACACTTCCTTCTGTTACTGCTGTTGAGCTAGTAACGGCTGAGAATGTAGAATCGTCTGTAGAATCTTGAAGTATAAAGTCAAACTTTACACTACCAGATAATGTATCGCCTTCAATACCAGAGTTAACTATGAACATTACTGATTCAAAACCTTGTGTATCAACAGTAGTTCCATTTGCGTCTGCTGTAAATACTTTTGCGTCTTGACAAGTAACTGACTTAGTTCTATTTGCAATATCTCTCATAATAATCTCCCTTATGCAGAAATGTTTTGTAGTCTAATTGCTTCCGCAAGAACTACAGCACCGCCAACTCTACGTCTGGCAACATAACGTATATTTCCACTTGTAGCTTGTGAGTATGGGTCTCTCATTACTGAAAGATTAACTCTGTCTACAATAGTGTATGCTCTAGAGAAATCTCCGTAAGCGATAGGTTTAGCAGAGCCACCAACATCTGGCATATCTTCAGCTAAAATATATGGCTTACCTAAGATTGTTGCTGGTGTTCCACCAACATAGCTCATAGCGTTAACAAATATTTTTTGACCTTCTGTATCTTCTAACTTTAATACATCAGCAAAAGTAGCTCTATTCATCACAAAGCTTGCATTCGCCATATAGTCAGACTTGATAGCCATTGTAAGGTCAACTAAACCATTTGCAGTTAAAGCTGTTCCACTTCCAGAATTAGTTGTACCAACTCCAGCAGATGTATCAGTAAAACCTTGTGGTCTACCTACACCATTACCAGTTACAAATGCAGTACCTTCAGCTTTCGCAAACTGCTCACCAAACTCTGTAGACATTTCGCTTTCTAAATCAAAAGCAGAATCTTCTAACATAGCTTGTGAAATATCAACTAAAGCATAAAGCTCATGTGCGTCAATTTGCATTAAGCCTGTTGTGTAACCAGTTGTTTCAGAACGTGTACCTGTTTCAGCAACAAATTGTGCAGAAAATTGACCAGTTCTTTTTGGAATCTCAATCCCTCTGTTAGATGTACTTCTAACTCTAGCAATAGAACGGATTGGAGAAATTTCAGTTACGCCTTTGATTAAATCAGCAACGTATTCTGCTGGAGCATAAAAACCACCTAATGTGTCATCAGACTCATAAAGTGCTTTCTTCTCCATTTCATCAACTTCACCTTTTCTTAGCCAATCGCCAAATGCTTTCATTTGAATGTCAACATCTTTTGTTTCGCCAGTATTAGGTCTTCCAATAACTGTTTCCAAGTTATCTAATTTCGCTTGTGCTTCTGCTAAGTTCTTAGCTTGAAGTTCAATAGCTTGTTTGGTTTCAGCCATTTTAGAAATGTCATCAGCCATCTTGTCTACTTTTTCTTCAAGGATAGGGTCAGCAGAGCCTTTCTTTTCAATCTCGTCTAGACGTTTTGAGTTCTCACTTTTAAAATCTTCAAAAGTTGAATTCAAGTTGTCTATTACAGATTTAATTTCATCACTCATAATAAACTCCTTAATGTTTAATTGTTTCAATTAAATGCTTAATACTATTCACAACATCACGTTGCTCATCAACCTCATGGTTAAATGACTTGTATAATACATTAGCACTTTGTTTTGCAACAGAACTAGACATTAAGCCCACATCACGCAAGTAATGTTCTATTTCCCTTACATTCATTTCAGCTAATTTCACTTTCGTAATCTTAGCTTTTGGATTCATTGGAAACGTAACCATTGATATTTCCATTAAGTCCAAATTCGTAATTGTTCTTTTCTTTAACTTGTCGCTGTATTTGTAATCGTCTGGGGATAATCTATATCCAATTGACATAGAATCTAATGCACCCATTTTCATTAGCTCAAATACTTCCTTACCTTTTTGTGTTCCCATAGCAAGTCTACCTTTAATCTTTAAACCTCTAGTATCCTCAACTAAAGAATCAATGACACCAATAGGTTCATCTGTCTTATGTTGATATAGAAGTTTTATTTGTTTTGGTTTCTTGCCTTTGATTGATTCAGAAAATGCACCTTGTTTGATAACATCATTCCCTAAATCCTTATTGTTGAATACTGACGCATAGCCTTCAAAAGTTCCATCATCATCAGCATCTAATTCCTTGTAATCACATTCTAAGTCTAGAATATCATTTACAATCTCTAGATTTTCTTCAGACATAACTCAAATTCCCTGTCAAGTAAAAGTTATTCTATTCTAGCAACAAATTAACCTTATACACAAGCAAAAAAAAGGGAGCTGTTAAACTCCCCAAAAAGGTAGCAAGTATGAAAATTTTATTCTAGCAGTAATATAAAATATGTTAAACCGATTATCATACTAAACATTAATGTACTTAGAACTATTTCCCAGCCTGTCATATATTCTTCATTTTGATTGTGTTTATCTATCATATTATTTCTCCTAATAAGTGAGAACTTTAGTTCCAATTTATATAAAATTTATCTTTGCTTAAGTCTACCTCTGAATATGGCTTATCTTTGTGTCTAGCCATTCTTCTTTTAAGATTTACTTCACGCATTCTTTGAGTTTTATACTCTGGATTTATTCTAAGTTCATCCATATCAAAGTTGGCTTCATACTCACCAGAATCAAAAATATCCCATCTATTATTAAGTTTCATAGCTTCTTTAAAGTAAGCTATAACTTCATCTCTTTCTTGGGCGTTCTTAATATCATCTTCATAAATAATATTGCGAACTTCTCTTTGCATATCGTTAAGTATTTTTGCTCTTGCTATTTCAATGTTTTTCATTTCGTTCTCCTAATGTTGTGGGAGCATTTCTGCTCCCTGTTAAAATTATACTTTTGTAAGTTGATTAAAAGTAAACGCAGTTTCTTTTCGATAAATATTTATCATCCTGTCTAGTTCGGCAACTCTTTCTGATATATGAATAACTCTTTTTCTCTCTTTAATTGCGTCTGCTTTCAATTTAGACAATAAAACCATTTTGTTTTCTAATTGTGTTCTGTAATCTTCCATTTTCTTGCTCCTGTTTAAGTTTTTATATAAGTTGTTATTAACTTATATACATACTATATATAATTATTATATATATGTAAAGTATATATATAAAATAAATGTAGTTATAAGTGTTTGATTTATATAGACTATAAAAAAAATATACAATTAATTGCAAAAAGATTATAATTATTGGTTGAGATTAACTAAAAATGAGCAAAGTTATGGCTAAGACATATGATGATTATTACCTTATTGCTTCTGACATATTAGGCAAGAAAGGCAATCTTACAAAAAAAGACTATGATAAGTTCATGGCTATTCCTTATGATGACTTTGAAGATTTTGAGAAATTAGAATTTGATATGTTATATGAAGGATTGAGTATAAGAATTAGTGAAGTTGTTGCAGATGTAGGTAACGCAAATTTTTTAGATTAATTATTTAATATTTGGCAATATTTCAGTTTTATAAAACTCTAACCATTCTGGGCTTACTATATCATTTCTTCCCATGTGATAAGCACTAAAGTTTTCAGCAAACCATTCCTTGCTATTAGCCTGTGAATATCTTGAAGGATATAAACTTGTTTTACCTTGTGCTAATAAATCTCTTTGTTTTTTTGAATTTACAGCTTTTACATAAAAATCAGCCAACTTCTGTTCAGTAACAGAATCTAAGCCTGTTGTTTCTAACGATTGATGAACATGATGTCCAAATTCATGATAAGAAACTGACCTTTTTTGAGCCATACTCATATCGTTTAAAATGTTCTCTGGAATCACATCTCCATATTTATCTAAATCTGCTGGTATCTCATAATCACTTACTCCGTGATAAACTTTACCTTTATTTCTTTCTCTTTTGCTTGGATTATTTTTTGAATAAAATTTTGTCTTGCCAATCTTATATTTTGACAACTCTGCAAAGTCAACATTTTGATTAGCCCATTCTGTGTGATTTTTTTTAAGGTCATCAATCATAAATTTCTTTTTATACATTAAAAATTTTGTATCTTCTCCATTATCATAATAGTCTTTTTTAATTCCCATAACACCACCACCCATATTTGCTGTTCCGTTCCCTCTTACAGAAGTTATACCTCTTATGCGTGATATTTTATAGAAGTCTGCTAATTGGTCTAATTCATCAATAACCACATTTAGTTCAGTTAAATCTCTAGCAGAATATTTATTTATTTGTGGAGTAACTTTTCCAGAGTTTTTATCTAGCCAATTCCACTTATTATCCATTCTATTGTAATCAAAGTTTTCATCATTATTTTTGATTTTAGTTTTGATTTCTTTTAATGATTTCTTCTTATCTTCAATGACAAGTTTTGACCCAGCTATTCTTGCTGTAAATGATGTTGGATTAACTCCTATGCTTAATGGTGTTCCTTCTGGTATTGGATTCTCTGTTGGCACTTCTGGCACTACAGGACTGACTGGCTTCGGTGTAGCTCCAATCACTTCATCTTCTGAATCATATCGCAACGTAAAACATCTGCAATTAATAACATTCAAAGCACCGCCATTCTGATAATCTCCTGTGTAGTTCATTCTTCTTTCAGTAAACCCACCACCAGCAATAGGCGTCATAACTTTAAACATTTCATCTTGCTTAACTACTGTTCCATTCATAGCCCTATGCCATTGTCTAGTCCTGTCATCTAAAGCACTATTCCATTCCTTGACTGGGTCTTTAAATCCTAATGTCTTGGATATCTCATCATTACCATAGTTCATAGCAGAATGAGTTTCAGTCCTAGCAATCATAGTGGCTCTATAGGGCTTAAATGCGTTATTTTGGCGTATATCTTTGGATATGGTAGGAATGGACTGCCCATCAGCAATACCTTTCTTAATTGACCTTCTAATGCTTTGCTTGGTGGTTTCAGATACCTCAGTTACCTTCGTTGCTGTTACGTCATTGATATATTTCGCTACTGCTATATCAATCTCACTTTCTGCTTTCTTTTCTCGTTGCTTTATCAGTCTTTCACCTGACGCTGTAATAACTGCCCTGTAATGATTAGATAATATCTTATAAAAATCATTAGAAAAATCTTCCAGAAAGAAATAATACATATCCTCATATTTAAGATATTCTTTTTCTGCTTGTCTGGCTGTTTTTTTAAATAATTTTTTAGTCTTAGCATTAAGACTTTTAGAAAGATTAAGATATAACTTTAATTGCTCTTTGTAGTCCTTACGCCTATTAATCCTGATTTTTGACATCTACTCAATTATTTCAAAATGAACTGCGTCAATAAAATTCATATCCCTATTCAGTTTGAAATCTCCTGTTACCCAGCTTCCACCCCATCTTATTTTAATATCCAAAATTTCGCAAACTTCCCCAACAACCCCAGCAACAGCTTCATAATATTCTAACTCCCATGTAACTTTGCCATTATCATAGCAAACAATGTCTACAGCCTTACCCTGACAATGAAGCGATTTAGAGCCAACCTTGCTCAATCCATCAGCTTTAAGTTGTTCGGCTCTTTCTAGGCTTCTCATGCCCTCTGTAATACCAAAATCAATCGGTGTCAGCTTAATAACTTCATTCATAACTAATTTTAAGTCTGGGTGAACTGTTTCTAATTTTTCTAGTGAGCCTTTGCCAAATTTAAACATAATTTAATCCTTTGAAGATAATGGGTGGTCTTTCGGTAATAAGTCTAAATCGAACTTACCACCTCTAAATTTACCTGTTCTAACAGCAACCAAGAAAGCATTGACTCTAGCATAAGCCCATTGGTCTTCTGACCTTACACTTGGTCTAACACTTGATGGGTTAGTTCTATATGCTCCTACACCACGTTTAAAAACTTTTCCAAGCATACCAACAGTTACCCTCTTACCTTTCTTATCTCCATACTTATCGTTGTGTTCGTCAACCTTACCTTGTAGAGCCTTTTCTACTGTCTTAGATAATCCAGCAACTTTAAG